CAAAGACCGGGACTCAGCTCGCGGTCGAGAGGCGGCAATGGCTTCTGCGGATGTCCACCCTATTACCAAGAACATCAACTCAATACTGAGCTTGGGGGTCATTACCCTGTCGTTTATCCTCTTTGCGATCCTAATCTTTATTGAGGTCAAGCCAGCCGCCAAGGACATCTTGATCTATATCTTGGGCGTTTTATCGGCTGCGGTTACCCAGATCCTGTCCTACTACTTTGGATCTAGCGCCGGTTCCAAGGAAAAGAGCAAACAGTTAGATGATCTTTTGGAGAAGAAATGAACCTATCCGAACACTTTACCTACGAGGAACTGACCCGAAGCGAGACCGCCGAGCGTAACGGCTGGCTCAATATCCCCTCAAATGCGGAAAAAGAAAACCTGATCCGTCTCGCGGAGCTACTGGAAAAGGTTAAGTCTGCGGTTGGGGGGAAACCCGTAATGATCAACTCAGGCTACCGGTCAAAACAGGTTAATGACGCGGCGGGGTCTAAAGACACCTCCCAGCACCGGCTTGGCTGTGCGGCAGACCTACGGGTTCCCGGCATGAAACCTAGAGAGGTCGTAGAGGCTTGTATAGCGGCCTCTGTGCCCTTTGACCAGATCATCCTAGAGTTCGACTCATGGACTCATATCAGCGTCCCAAACACCCCGGAAACGTCCCCACGCGGTCAGAGTCTAATCATTGACCGGCAGGGGACGAGGGCTTACAGTTAAGACGCTTTCTCTTTGCCCTTACGGGCCTTACGACCCCCTTTTGGGGGTTCTTTTTTAGTACAGCGGGGCGCAAGTTACATCGATAACTACGTCCCGAGTCACCCCTCCCACGGCCCTGCGACCGTAAATCACCACAGCCCTAGTCCTAGCCGCCTGACAGTCTTGGATGGCGTTGGCGGTCTCCAAACGGGTCATGGCGTGGACTTCTTTATCCACGATGAGCTTCTGGGCCGGTGGCGGCACAGAATAGTCAACGGGGTTTGTGGCGCACCCAGTTAGGGCGAGAACTATCAGTAGTCTTTTCATCTTTTTTTTCCTTTTGTGAGCAAACAAAGCAGACCATTGCAATCATCGCAATCATCCACAAAATAAAAAACCAAATGTCGGCAGCGACTAAGTGAGAAATAAAGGTCATGGTTCACCTACCTCCTTGATGTTGACTATTACCTGAACTGGTTTGGCCTTGTAATACCAATACAAGTTCCGACTAAGCCATTCATTAGCCGCCCGCTGAGTTCTAAATGTCAAGTTCTTAAAGGCTTCTTGCGGCATCGCACCATGTTCTATCTGAACGTAGCGGCCTCGCGAGTCTTTAAGCGCCCAGCACTTAATCCTGTCCGGCATCTGATTTTCCGATTGAGGTCAGGGCTTGCGATAACTGCCAGCGCATATCCAAAATAATCTGCGTAATTTTTTCGTTATCGGCAAACGCCGGGGTTCTGGTCAAGCGCTTTAGTTCCGACAGGTTTAGGTCAATCTTAATGATCATCGAAGAAATATCTTCCATAAGTCCCCCTAAAAAGGAATGTCATCAATTAGGCCGGTGGAGTCAAAGTTTTCTTTTGGCTCATCGCGTACCTTGTCCTTTGGAGCCCCGGCAAACTCCAACTCATTTAACCGCGCCCTGAGCGAAGTACCGGTCGTTCCGTCCTTGCGCTTGTATTCCTCAAGGTGGGGCTCAGACAGCGTCACAAAGAGGCTCTGGCCCTTGATTAGGTGAGATTGGAGCTTCTCCACGCGGTCACCCCACATGGTTGCGGAGATCCATTGCGTAGGGCGCTTTCCGTCCGCACCCTTTTTACCGTAGTCCATAGCTAGAGATAGATCCATGACCGGTTTTCCATCACCGGTGTAGCGAATTGCTGGGTCTTTACCTATACGAGCTAATCCAATTAGTAACATTTTTAATCCTTATCAAAGTAAACTGCTTTGTTGTTATAGAAATCAAAGAGCGCATCACACTCAGCCAAGAACTGCTCGGCTGCGTCCTCGACCACCTTGATCTCCTCCGGGGTGGGTTTGAACTTCTTGATGAACAAGTCCTTGCCCTCACCCATACGCGGGTCGTAGGAAACGAACCAGACCGCCTTGCCCGTGACCGCCGCCTGTAAGGTCATCTGAGGTTTGTATTCCGCAGGGACTTCTTGGTTGGCTATGTACTTCATGTGGGTCTTGGTCTTGGGGCATTTGATCTCAATCAAGCATCCGTCAGACACGAATCCGTCAGGTGAACAGCCCAAAAAGGGTATACGCGGGTGGTCTATGAACCGAGTGTCCGTAACTATCAGGCCACAGACACTTTCAAACCTTTCCTTTGCCGCAGCCTCTTGTTCAACTCCCCACTCCATGTCCGAGGTGGTGTACTTATCCGCAAAGGTATTGGTGATCCGTTCCGCGACAATTTCATACCGTAGGTTCTCGCGCTCGGTGGATTCCTTACCAGACTTTAGAAAGTTCATAGCCGCCGCCATACGCGAAGCCGTGAGCTTGCCCAGCCGGTCGTTCCACCAGTTCCCATCAAGCTGGAATGGGTTGGCCTCACGCATCTTTAGCCCCCTTTAGTTCTGCGCCCTTGTGCGCGGCCTCAGTCCTAACCAGTTCACGTTCTTCCGGGCTCAGAGCTTTCCAAAACACCGATAGGATCTCAGGGCTCGATGCCTCATTGATCAGCTTGACCAGTTCCTCTTTAGACTTGGTCGCACGTTTCTTAGGCGTAGCTTGCTGGTGGATAGCGTTCTGAACCTCATTCGCGGAACCGAACTCCATGCCACCCCAACCCGCAGCCGCCAAGCATCGACCAATTGCGCTGGTCTCTGCGTTTTCTAAAGCGGATGTTGAGTTGATCTGGCTAGAGGCTCTGAACTCCTCTGCGTGACCCGTAGCGATGCACTTGCCTAGGTCTGTGTAGATCCGAGCTTGCATGATCACCACGGTATCGTCTGCCTTGATTATTTCGGTAGACAGTTCCCAATCCGGGTGAGCCTCGCGGAACTTCTGAACCCGCAACGCTACGGTCTGATACTCTTTACCTCTGATATTAACTATGCCTGTATTCAAGTTATTCTCCTTAGATAAACATTGCCATTATTGCTACTAGCGCAAGTAGAGCGCCACCTATTAGATCACCAAATTCGTCTTTAGTCATTTCGTTTCGCCTTAATCAAAATATATTCTGCGTAACGTGTCTTATCGTGCTGAAGCATTATGGTGTTGATCAACCACCCCTCATTACGCAAGGTAAAAATAATGTCAGCTAGGCGTGTCGCGCGGTACAACATAATCGCCTCCCAGCTTGTTATTTTTTTCTTGGTAAGTAAATGGTGCGCTACTTTTTCAATCTTAGTGCTTGGTGCTTTGCTCATCGTACTTTCTCCTTGTTTTATCAAACTCAGTTGCCAGCTCGATTAAGCGGGCTCTAGACTTCTCAAACGACTCCGGGTCACGCATAAAACTCAGGTCACGAACTGCTTGGGCAACGCCTAGACACTTGTAAGCAATTAAGTCTAGGTGCTGGATAGTTATCTTTTCCTCTTGTTCCTGTTGTTCCAACTGTTGCTGGTGGTGTTCTGCGTCAGTCATACAAGCTCTCCTCAAGTTGTTTGATGGTTTTATTGATTAGGTCGTATTGATCTTCTTCCTCGAAAGTCATGTCGCGGTCGAGGTTATCGAGTACGTCACGCATGGCGTACTGCTCATCAATTTGATCTTGGATGTTTAGGTGTCGGACTGACACATCAGGTGGGGTGGTGTAGAACTCAATCATTTATTCTCTCCGATAGTGGGGGCCAAAGCCCCCGGTTAATTAGACAATACGCAAAATTCCGTGTTGACCTTTTGCTTTAAGGTAACTCAAAACCTGTTGCACTACGCAATTTTTAGAATCGCCCCAGAACTCGATGGGTGTGTCTGCGATTTCTGGGATGTTGGTGTTGATACAAATAGAATCTGATTCGCCCATAAAGGAACCGTCATCGTTTTGGTAAACCCACAGTTTGATAATTTTTTGCATTTATTCTCTCCGGTTGTTTGCGATCAAGTGACCGTAGGAGAATCATAGAACGATTAGTAAACTGTTTGCAAGAGGTATCTGCATCTTTTTATCAATTATTTGATATTCCCCCACAACTTGTGGGGTTAATCTATCTTGGGAGTTATTGGAAACCGTATACAATAAAACGGTCGGAATTGACACCCCGGCATTTGGACAAGAGAAGAACCTCCCTGTGAGGGCTTGTTGCCATCGTTTCTTGTCCCGATGCTGGCCTGTCAAGCCCAAGTCCTCACAAGGGGGTTTTTTATTGGGCAATTCCGCTGGTTAGCCCGCTATCTTTGGCTTGATACGTTGGGTGGGGCTAACGAGAGAATCTGCGCTACCGAACGGGGTAAGTCCATCAGAGCGCAGCGGTCTACCGGAATTGACCGAGGTGGAGGAAGCAGCGAATTCTGGGCGTTGATCTAGTCCCAATCGGATAGGCAATGCTGAACCTCACCATGACGGGCGGGGTTTAGCGGGGCATTGTCTGAACCCATCGGATAGGTATACCTACATGAATCTAAGAGCTTACTTAGAACAAAGAACTAGGGGTAATAGCCACTTAAACGCATTAACTAGAGCTGAAGCTCAAATAATTGGATTGTGTTACCCCTTAAAGCGTAATTGGGCCAAAAAACACGCAAACAAAGAAATTAGCCCAATTCAGTATGAGCAACTTTTAATTGCTTTGGTCAAAAGCCGATCCAACCGCAAAGTTAGCCCAACAAAACGCCAAACTTACCAATCAAAAACCTATACAAAACCTAAAACAATTGACCCAGAACTGGCGAAAGTTGCGTCAGATGATTTTTTGCAGACCTTTGAATGGCGCAAATTAAGGATGCAAGCCTTAAAAAAATACGGGGCAAAATGTATGTGTTGCGGGGCAACACCAGCTACCGGGGCAGTAATGAACGTAGACCATATAAAACCAAGAAAATTGTGGCCCAGCTACGCTTTAGACATCAAAAACCTACAAATACTGTGTCACGAGTGTAACCACGGGAAAGGAAACTGGGACTCAACCGATTGGAGACCTAAAAAGTAGCCGTTAAATTTCTTGCAAACAGTTTCTAAAACAGATAATCTACCCAAAACGGAGATTTTATGAATACTGAAGATGTAGGCAATTTGATCGCCAAAGTCCCGCAGGGCTTGAGTCCTGACGAGTTCTTGATGGCTTTGGCGAACCTAGTCGAGACCACGACCCGCGAGGCTTGCGCCCGTGAGATTGAGGTTGAGGTTGAGGACTACGACCGGGACTACCGCGAGGTAGGTCTTGAGCTTGCGGCTCAGATTAAGGTGAAAAAATGAATCGCGAAGATATAGAGAACTTGGCCTTGGGCGTAGGCATGATACGCACCCAAGGAGACCTGATTAAACCCCTGTGGACGGCCTCGGACGCTCAACTGGGTAAGCTGGTTGAGACCGTGGTCTCCGAGGTCAAGCAAAGCGCCTCAGAGTACGTTGTCCGGGCGATTAAGAAGGCCGTGGAGTACGAGAGAGCCGAGTGCGCCAAACTTGCGAGCTATGTCAGCAAGGAAGCCGCCAAGTCAATACGGGAGCGTGAGAATGACTGACTTTGAGACCTTTTGGAAGGCTTACCCTAAGAAGGTAGCCAAGGGTGACGCGAGGAAGGCTTGGAAGCAGACCGACCAGATCCGTCCAGAGTTAGCCGAGCTACTAGAGGCCATCGAAGCCCAATGCCGGTCTGATCAATGGCGCAAGAACGATGGTCAGTTTATCCCCTACCCCGCCACCTTTTTGCGTCAGGAGAGGTGGTCTGACGAGCTAAAGGTCACCCTGCCGGGGGTAGTCCAAGGTAAAGAGTGGCATGAGACTTGGGCGGGGATTCAGGCTAAAGGCAGAGAGCTGGGCATTGATGAGAGCCAGTTCACCCACCCGCAAGACTTTAAGAGCGCGGTGATGCGCGGATCGGTCAAGGTCGCATGAATGAGTTGGCTCTTTTCGCGGGTGCTGGTGGAGGAATACTTGGGGGACATCTCCTCGGATGGAGAACAGTCTGCGCAGTCGAATGGGAGCCCTACCCCGCAAGCGTACTGTGCGCCCGACAAAATGACGGGCTTCTCCCGCCTTTCCCGGTTTGGGATGACGTACAAACCTTTGACGGAAAACCTTGGCGAGGAATTGTTGATGTCGTATCTGGCGGCTTTCCCTGCCAAGACATCTTAGCCGCCGGTAAAGGAGCAGGGATTGACGGAGAACGAAGCGGAATGTGGCGAGAAATGGCACGGATCATTCACGAAGTACGACCCAAGTACGTCTTTGTGGAAAACTCACCAATGCTCACTTCTAGGGGACTTGGAGTCGTACTTGGAGACTTGGCCCAGATGGGGTTTGATGCAAAGTGGGGAGTGTTGGGAGCAGCAGACGTTGGCGCACCTCACCAACGAGACAGAATCTGGATTTTGGCCTACTCCAACAGCATCAATGATGCCTTGCGAAGGGACGGTAAGGATAATGAGGAAGGCGTGGCAAGAGGGTCGAGTAAGCCTACAGGAAGCGTCTGTAATAGCGGGACGGGATGTCAGGAAATCTCAGGGCAAGGTTCCGAAATGGCCTACACCAGACGCGAACATGGGGAATCGAGGGACTCAAGAGAATTGGGTTCCAATCAGAAAGTCAGGACAACCAGCCCAATATCCAATAAACCAAGCATTGCGGGACGCAGAGAAAAAATCTGGGAAACCGAACCCGGAGTGGATAGAGTGGTTAATGGGGTGGCCGATGGGGTGGACAGACTTAAAGCCCTTGGAAACGGACAAGTTTCAGAAGTGGCTAGACGCGCATGGGAAAGCCTAAGTGACCTGTGAAAAGTGCGAAAAGGACTCGCGGATCTTTGATCTGCAATGCCACGGTTGCCGAGATAGGCTGGTCATGGGCATAGACTGTAAAGTTCTCCGGGAAATAGAGGCCAAGTACCTAGACATGAAGTTTGGGTTTCTACCGGACTACAAGAAAGAACCCCATTGCGGTTGCAAGACCACTTGCTTGAGAAAGTCTAGGTTGCGTGAACAATAAGCTCACAGCCCCTCAGAGACGGCACTTGGCAGCGGTCAAATCCTTGCCTTGCGGGGTCTGCGGAGCCTCAGAACCCTCTGATGCCCACCACATAGAGCAGGGGCTCCAGTACACCTGTATACCGCTTTGTAAGGACTGCCACCAAGGGAACCACAACGGCATCCACGGTCGCAAGGCTATTTGGAACGTATTGAAAAAGACTGAAATGACGGTACTGAATGACACCATAGAAAGGTTACTACGGTGACCGACCCGTTTAAAATAACCGAACCAACTGTCATCAGTTTTTCCGGTGGAAGAACCTCTGGGTATTTGCTCTGGAGGGTATTGCAAAGCAACAATGGCTTGCCTGATATGGCAAAAGTTTGTTTTGCTAATACCGGAAAGGAAGATGAAGCCACCTTAGAATTTGTTAAAGATTGCCAAGAAAACTGGAATGTTCCAATTAGTTGGCTGGAATATAGAAATGGAGACCCAAGGTATAAGGAGGTCGATTTCAATACAGCCAGCAGAAATGGGGAACCATTTGAAATGCTTATTGAGTACAAAAAATACTTGCCAAATCCGGTAACTAGGTTTTGTACGGCTGAACTTAAAATTCGAACTTTAAATAGGTACTTAAAAGATTTAGGATGGAAACATGACGAAAATTCAGATTGGATAGGAATACGAGCTGACGAACCTAGACGAGCTGCAAAAGTTGATAAATCAAGGGTTCCATTGTTTGTAGATGGGGTTACAGCCCAAGACGTAGGCGCTTTCTGGAAGGCGCAATCGTTTGATTTGAGGTTACCCAACATAAACGGCAAAACTTTCCACGGAAATTGTGATTTGTGCTTTCTAAAAGGCTACCCGCAGACCTTAAGTTTGATACAGGAAAAGCCTGAAAGAGCCATTTGGTGGGCAAAAATGGAAGCAACCATTAAATCTTCTGGCAAATATCAGGGGGACGGAGCAAGGTTTCGCAAGGACAGGCCGAGCTACATTCAAATGATGAATTTTGCTCATGACCAAGGAGATATGTTTGCAACTGAAGAAGAAAACATAGCTTGCTATTGCGGTGATTAAATGAAAAGACTTTCCCTGCCGTGGCCCCCCAAGGAGCTGAGTCCGAATTACTCAGGCCATTGGGCTCCACAGGCATCAGCCAAGAAAAAGTACCGGTTTGCGGTCAGGATGCTGGCTACCCAAGCCAAGTGGGAGATCCCGGAGGAAGGGCCGATATATCTGGAGGTGGAGTTCTACCCCCCGGACAGACGGCCACGGGACAAGGACAACATGGTTGGTGCTTTCAAGGCGGGGCAAGACGGACTTGCGGACGCTTGGAAAATCAACGATAAAAGGATTGATTGCACATACAAAGTGAGCGATCAAGTAAGCGGTATGGTCAAAGTTAAACTTTTAGGAGAAAAACCATGAAAAAGGTATTAGTAGCAGCAATCCTGATGAGCGCCAGCGTAGCTTTTGCGGCTTGTCCCACTTATGCCCCGTATGGTTGCGTACAAACTTACGGTGGAAAGATGAAATGTGGTTGCGGTGTACGATAATTAGACCGGGAGGCGTAACGGCTGGATGCAACGTGAGATCCGGTTGTTGTACACAAACGCCTCCCACCAAACAGTTTATAATAGCGTGATGGAACCCCAAAAGCGCACCCGTAGGCCGTTTCTGAGCCGAGACATCCTGAAGGTCTTAAGAAAGCACCCGAACTTAACAAGGCGGGAGATTTCTATTAAGACCCATGCGAAGAACCACTCGGTTAAGGCGGTGCTATTCAAGTTGGTGGCAACGAATAAGATCCGGTGCGAAAAGGGTAAAGAGACCAACGCCAAGACAGGGCCACGGCTAGTAAATGTCTATTGCGTGAACCTTGAGGAAAGTGCAGAATCTAGTCATGGGTGAAATGGAATCTTTCGCGCTAAACCTCTTGCACTCTGCAAGTTGCGCTCATGTCTATCATTGGCAGACTACTAGCTACTCTGCCCATAAGGCATTGGGTAAGTTCTACGGGACTATGCCCGACCTAGTGGATGGTCTGGTTGAGACCTATATGGGGCGCAACGGGATATTCGGCGAGGTGGACAAGGAGCAAGAGGTCTACATGGATAAAGACCCGCTGGCGTACATGAAGGCCCTGCGGAGCTATGTGGATGACACCCGCAAGGATCTTCCACAGGATTCAGAGATCCAGAACCTGATTGACGGGATTACGGATCTGATCAACACAACGATTTACAAGCTGGAAAACTTGAAGTGAACTGCGGGACTTGTAGGTTTTTCCTAGCAAACCAGAAGTTTGGAATGTGCCAGCGGTATCCTGAATACGTTATGAAACAGGACGCTCAATGGTGCGGAGAGTTTCAGCCAAAAGTCATTGACGAGCCTAAAAAACGGAGAAAAAATGATCCAGCCCCTGCGCGACCGGATTCTAGTCAGGCCGATTGAGCGAACAAAGAGCGACATTCTTGCGGTCATCATGCAGGAAAACCCTAATATGGGTGAAGTGGTTGCGGTCGGGCCGGGGGAGTACGACAAGAAGGGTCGTAGAGTCCCGAATCCGTGCGAAATTGGGCAGAAGATAAGATACGGAACGACAGGCGAGTACCTGACGTTCCAAGAAGTAGACCACGAAGGCGAGAAGTTCTTGATGATGTCTTGGAAAGATGTCTGCTGGGTGGAAAATGAAAACAACCAATAAACCAATTCCCAAAACGACTACCGGCAAGGGCAAGAACTACAAGCCCACCGAACAGGGTGCGGGAATGACTGCAAAAGGAAGGGCAGCATACAATGCGAAAAATAATTCAAACCTTAAAGCTCCAGCTCCAAACCCTAGGACAAAAGCTGACGAAGGCCGTAAAAAGTCTTTTTGTGCGCGGATGAGTGGGATGCCGGGGCCAATGAAGGACGAAAAAGGCCGACCAACCCGTAAGGCAGCTAGTCTTAAAAACTGGAACTGTTAATGGATGAGCAATCAATACAAATCAGAGTTGCGGAACTTACTCAACAACGCGCCCTCACTTTGGCAAATCTTCAGGCTTTGGATGGGGCGATTGCGGACTGCAATTGGTGGCTTGCGAAGATCAAGGCAGATACCGTCAAGATTAACGAAAACGAAGGAAATGACTGATGGCTACCGGACTTTACGCGAACATCCACGCCAAGCGCGAGAGGATCAAGGCACAAAAGGCAGCGGGCAAGACCCCAGAGAAGATGCGAGCCCCCGGAGCAAAGGGCGCTCCGACGGCAAAGGCGTTCAAAGAATCAGCAAAGACTGCGAAGAAATAATGCTAAAGAAATCTATGTCAGATAAGGCGTTCAAGCAGAACATCAAGACCGAGGTCAAGGCCGGGAAACCGGTCAAACAGGCGGTTGCGATAGCTTACTCAGTCAAGCGTGAAGCCAAAAAGGGTACTAAAGGTAAGAAGTAATGCCAGTTCTTGCGGACATCTTTAGTGCTGGGAATGTAGCTAAACGCCGCATAAAGGATTTTGCCGCAAACCCAATGCTGTACTTGGATCAGATTGGGGGTCAGGCAGCTCAGTCCAGCAGAGAACGCGCCGAGCTAGAAAAGAAAGCCTTTGGTGACCCCAAGGCTCCAACCAAGATAACCGACCGAGACGCTTTCAATCAGTACGTTGAAAGGTACGGGGAGGACGCACTAAACTTTGCCAACTTTGGAATTACCAAGGTTGCGGGCAAGACTATCCGTGAGCTGCTATACGGGGATAAACCAAATCTAACCCCTGCGGAAAAGTCAGCAATAACGCGGTTTGAGAAGGAAATTCAAAACCCGACCGCATTTGAGCGCGAGGTTATGCGGGCCACAGGCAAGACCCAAATCCAGCCGACTCCTAACATGGTAATGATCAACGAGATAGGCAAGCACCCGTCTTACTTAGTGGACAAGATCATTGTGCCGGTTTCAAGTGATTTGTCAGCATCTGGGGGCGCGGTTAGTCAGATAGCTGGGGTTCCACTAAGCCAAAATGTAATGCGGCAGGGTGGGTTCCACTATATGTTGCAAAAGCCAAACATCGATGAACAGATAGCTTTTGCGTCAGAGCCCAGCGCCGCATCGAGCAAACTTGCGAACTTGAATATGTACGGTGACAAGGACGTTATTGGCGTTAGCCTTGGGATGTCACCATCAGGCACAAACTTCAGCCACCATGTGGCTCAGGGCATGGTGAGGCAATTAGGCACATTGAAACCAAGGCCAGAAGCAATTCAAAAATTAAACGCCGAAATACAGAATTACCCCGTTATAAATCAAGAAACGAAAAAGGTAACTTATCCGTTCAAGGACTTTGCTGGCGTTGACTCTCCGAGCATTGAGGAACAAATGAAGGGCAACGGTGAGTTGCGGAAAGCCATTGTTGAGGTAATGGGCAAGGCCGAATACCGGAAGGAAGGATTCCCAAGGTACGAGGACACATTAGAGGCCATGAATAACCCAGAGTTCAGACAGGGAGAAGCCGGTCGAGCCATGTTCTCTGCGATACCGGGGCGCAGTCTAGTTGACCCAACATTCCAGCACGAATCATATTCCAAAGGAATACCGGGGATCTATCAGGGTGGATTGCTTAACGCTCAAGGCCAAGTTGTCGGAGCGCCAGTTCAATTGCTGATGCCCCAGACCTATGAGCGAATGACCAAGGCTGGTAAGACACCGCATGGGATTGCGAGATCCATGCAAGTGGCTCACCACGGGGAGAGGTTTACTGAGGAAGCTCTTGACCCTCTGATGAGGTTTTTAGGGTATCAATAAGCCTTACCCGAAACTGGCGCTCATGTTCTAGCCGACTGATGACACCCTCTAAGAACTCTACCCGTTGCGGCTCAGTCAAACCCAGATAGGCTTTACCCCATTGAACATAACCAGATACAGAATCGACACCACAGTAAGCCAATATTTTTTTAGCCATAGTTATTCTCCTGATAGAACAAATAGGTTACTACAAAAAGGTTGCAAGTACAACACAAACAGTTCACAATCCTAATTCCGTGTCAGGAACTTATAGATTGAGTTAATCAATATGGCCGCACCGATAGGTAATACTAATGCTGTAAAGGGAAAGATGTTCCAAGATGCTTTGCGTAAAGCTCTGGTACAGAACCCTCAAAGACTACCAAGGATAGTTGAGTCTTTACTTACTCAGGCAGAGCTGGGAGAGGCTTGGGCTGTGAAGGAAGTCATAGACCGCTTAGACGGCAAGGCGATCCAGATTAACCAGATGGAGAACGCTGACGGGACACCGTTACTGAACGCCATTCAGGTCACGTTCATTAAACCGCCAGAAACCATAGATGTCTGACCGCGAGCTGCTGGAACAGGCGGTAGCCAAGGCAGAGTTCCCGGTAAAACTTGCGTGCCTATTTGAGCCCAAGCGGTATAAGGTTCTCTACGGAGGCCGAGGGGGAGCTAAGTCTTGGGGAGTAGCCAGAGCCCTACTAATCAAGGGAGCCAAAGATCCACTACGGATTCTCTGCGCCCGAGAGTTTCAGGTCTCAATCAAGGATTCAGTCCATAAGCTACTAGCCGACCAGATTGAGCAATTGGGGCTGGCTGAGTTCTACGAGGTCACGAACACCTCGATTAAGGGCAAGAACGGAACCGAGTTCTTCTTTGCGGGGCTTAAGAACAACATCATGTCTATCAAGTCCTTTGAGGGCGTAGACATCTGCTGGTGCGAGGAAGCCCAGACCATCTCCAAGACTAGCTGGAACGTCCTGATCCCAACCATCCGTAGGGACAACTCCGAGATATGGGTCACCTTTAACCCAGAGCTAGAGACTGACGAAACCTACCAGCGTTTTGTCATAAGCCCGCCTGAGAACGCCATAGTCCAGAAGATCACATGGCGCGATAACCCGTGGTTCCCCCAGACCCTGCGGGAGGAAAAAGAGAACCTTGAGATCCACGACCACAACGCCTACCTCAACGTCTGGGAAGGCTTATGCCGTAGAACCGTAGACGGGGCGGTCTTTGCCCAAGAGATGAACATGGCAGAGATGGACGGTCGGATCACCAAAGTCCCGTATGACGCTATCAAGCCCGTCCACGCGGTATTCGACTTGGGCTGGGCAGACAACACGGCCATCTGGTTCGTACAGTTCATAGGCTTTGAGATCCGGTTGATCCGCTACCTTGAGGACAACCAAAAGACCATGAGCTACTACTTGGCCCAGCTTCAGTCCTTGGGCTACGTTTACGACACCATCTGGCTACCCCATGACGCGGAGAATACAACTTTGGCGGCTGCCGGTCGGTCGATTGCGGACATAGTCAGGGGAGCGAATTACAAGGTTCAAATCCTACCGAGAGTCCCGGTCACGGACTCAATCAACGCGGCCCGCACGATTTTCCAAAAGTGCTACTTTGATAAAGAAAATTGCTATCAGGGGCTACAATGTCTGAGGCACTATCGGTATGATGTTGATCCAGATACTAAACAGTTTTCGAAATCGCCTCTGCACGACATCTATTCGCATGGTGCGGATGCGTTTCGGTACATTGGATTGGTGGTAAACGAACCCCGGAAGGCAGGGCCAAAGAAGCCGGTCTACCAAATTCCGGGCTCATGGATGGGCTAAAACATGGCAAAAGTAGACGTTCCGAGTGCTATCCCTGCGGATTCCCGCATACAGGAAGCCATAGACTTTCTCAAATTCTCTAACGAGGCCGACACCGAAAACCGGCAAAAGGGTCTCGATGACCTCAAGTTTTCCTCTGGTGACCAATGGCCTATCGAGGTTCAGAACTCCCGACACCTTGAGGCCAGACCTTGCCTGACCATCAATAAGCTAGACGCTTACGTTAGGCAGATTGTCAACCAGATGCGTCAGTCCCGCCCCCGGATGCGGGCTCACTCCATGAACTCCGAGGCCAACGCAAAGGTTGCGGATGTCATTACCGGGATATTCAAGCACATAGAGGTGAACTCAGACGCGGACACGGCCTACGATACCGCCGGTGAGTATGCGGTGCGGATTGGCTGGGGCTACTGGCGGGTCATTACTGACTACGTCCGTGAGGACTCCTTTGATCAGGAAATCTTTATCCGTCCTATCGACAACCCGTTCTCAGTCTACTTTGACCCCAACTCCATCCAGCCTGACGGCTCGGACGCTGAGAAGGTCTTGATTACTACCTTGATGTCTAAGGATGACTTTAAGATCCAGTACCCCGGAGCCGATGACGGCGGTGATTTTAACCAGCGCGGGACGGGTGACTTTGACCCCGATTGGGTACAGAAAGAGGACATCCGGGTAGCCGAGTATTTCTACGTTGAGCGCAAAAAGACCAAGTTACTGCTCCTGTCTGACGGGACAAAGGTCTACAAGGACGAGGCCCCAAGCCCTGAGATCCTAGCTGCGGCAGGGATTATGGTGGTGGGCGAGCGCGAGACCATGCGTAAGCAGATCAAGTGGTGCAAGCTCACAGGCCTTGAGATCCTTGAGGAGCGCGATTGGTCAGGGCGTTACATCCCCGTGGTTCCGGTCTACGGTCAGCAACTTACGGTTGAGGACAAGCGCAAGAAGTACGGGCTAGTGCGGAACGCCAAAGACGCACAGCGTATGTACAACTACTGGCAGACGAGTCTTACAGAGAGCATAGCTTTGGCTCCCAAGGCCAAGTGGCTTCTCGCGGAAGGTCAGGACGAAGGCCATGAGAACGAGTGGGCGCAAGCTAACATCAAGTCCATGCCGGTCTTGCGCTACAAGCAGACAGACATCAATGGCAAGGAAGCCCCAGCCCCACAGCGTCTCCAGCCCGAGCCACCGCCCGCCGGTGTTATTGCGGCTGCGATGTCCATCGATAAGGACTTACAGTCAGTAGTCGGTATTTTCGATCCGTCCCAGTTGCCCCAAGGCAATATGTCTGGCAAGGCTATACGCGGTCAGCAGATGCAACAGGACATGACCAACTTCCACTACTACGACAACCTTGTGCGGTCAATGAAGCACACGGGTCGGATCATCCTAGACCTGATCCCCAAGATTTACGACCGGGAGCGTGTACTGCGGATCATTGGCTACGATGGGCAACCTGAGATGGTTACCCTGAACCAACGGACTCAGGACGAGATGGGCGTGGAAAAGGTTCTTAATGACGTAACCGTTGGCGAGTACGATGTCTACATGGACACCGGCCCCGGCTACCAAAGCAAGCGTCAGGAAGCGGTCGAAGCCATGATGCCCATGATCTCCACCAATCAGGAACTCTTTAACCTTGCGGGTGACTTGGTGTTCCGCAACATGGACTTTCCGGGGGCCGAGGTCATTGCAGACCGGCTGGCGGCTAACAACCCGTTGGCCCAGATTGACGAGAAGTCCGAGATCCCACCCCAGATCCAAATGCAGCTCATGCAAGCCCAAAAGCAGATTGCCGATATGCAACAGATGATTGCGGCTATGGAGCTTGAGAAGCAGTATCGCGGAGACATTGAGAACATCCGTCAAGAAGGCGAGACCAAGCGCAAGCTCATGGATGTCACCTCGCGGGCGTACAACACCGACACCATCAACGAGGCCAAGGTCAACCAACAGATCATGAACTCTCAGGCCAATCAGAATAAGGCCGAGCTTGACGCGGTGACCAAGATGCTCTTGAAGCGCATGGACATTGGCGAGCTACGTCAGGTCATAGCCGAGAAGGATGCGGAACAGGCTCAAGTAGCCGCGTTTGCGGAACGTGAGGTTAACAGGTCATCGAACCCGTTTCTACAACAGGAGCAACAAATAGCAAATAGTTGACAACTATTGGGAAACAGTTTGTAATACGAATTACCTACCAATGGGTTCATTGGGTTTATTCTTGGAGTAATCCATGTCCGAAGCAGCACCAGAGGCCCGGAAACAGGCTTCAACAGTTGTAACGAGTGAGAATTTAGCTGAGTTTTCGTTAGCAAAATTAGGTTTAGCGTCAGATGGAACTCCCATTGAGGCCGCACCAGCGGAGCCGGTGGTTGAGACCG